CCAAGTTTTGCGGTCAGTAACAACTATCGGTGCAGTCGTGTGACCGATGAGCTTGAATCGCTCTAGCGCCTCCGGGTGCTGCGTTAGGTCTACCTTGTCATAGATAATGCCTAGCTTGTCCATAAGCCTTGTAGTGGCTGCACACTGGACGCACGATGGCGTTGTAAACACTTGCACTGGGATTCTCATACTGACGCTCCTGTTTTGCTTGCTATCTCTGGCTTCATGCGCTCTACTGCCACTATTGCGTGGTTGTAGCCGCGCTCTTCTGTCTTAGTAAGAGTCAAGCGGCGCTTTAGACCAACTTCAAAGCTCAGCTTTCTAGTTGCATACTCTGCGCCAATCCTGATGCCATCCTTGTATGCACTATCCATTTGCTTGCCGAACAGCAAGTCTGCGACCTCGTACTTGAAGTCTGACCAGTTTCTAATCATCATTGGTCCAATCCTCTCCGTTGAGCTGAGATATCAGCTTCAGCAGTATTACTGCGGTAGTTTTATTGTTTGCGTTCCATTCACTGTCAGCGCGTTGCTGAATTTCTTCTATGACTGAATTCCAGCCAAGGTCGTAACCAGACTGAAAAAGCACATCTAGGTTTGCGTCAATTTGTTGCTTGAGTTCGTGTACTTTCATTTGTATTCCCTTCTCTAATAAAAGACTAGGGCTTCAAAAGAGTAACTGCAAGCTTATAGAGGCGTATGTTACCGAACCGTTATAAAGCGCTAATCGTAATGTCAGCGCCGGGCAGTCGGTCATCCGCGTAATACTTGCGGGCTATCAGCACAACAACTAGAGCATCGTCGCCCCAGATAAGTCCGTTACCGACCTTGCCGTTGAGTCCCTGAGAAATGCCGTCAAGGGTGCTGCGGCATAGCTTGTCAATGTCTGGTGGCACTATAGGAAAAGCCCGCTTAGTCAGTTTGACCGAAGCCGGGCGAGCTAGATAAAAATCTATTTCTACTTGCACTGGGCCTAACAGGAATATGTGGTCATCTGTTACCCATTCGTGACAGGCATCTGCGATTGCCTTGCGCCACGGTTTTAGAGTCTTGGCTGATTGTTCTACTACTCTGCCGTGATAGACAGCTTTGGAGCCTTGTGGTGCCGGATTGCCAAATACCTCAATCTTGATTGACATACCAATCCCTGTAGACAGCAATGAGATGTAGGGCTGCCCACACAAAGGCGATGGTGCCAGTGATAGGTTCTGCCTGTGTGCCAAGTAACACAAGCAGCATTGCAGTGAACAGCCCCACAAACTTAACCATCAGAACGGAGCGTCCGAGCCAGCCTTGATGAGGGGGTTGTTTATGTGAATAGCAGCAGTGCGCTCTAGGTTGCCAGTGCGCTTGCTTGTGAATTCCTCGACGCGAGATGACAGGTCGCCAACAATCTCGACAACATCACCTTCACTAAATTTCTCGTCTGTCCATACTTTGTAATACTCGTCGCGCATCTCGCCTAACACCATAACCTGAGCCTTTGCGGTAAAGCCCTTTGAGTTTAGGAAAGCTACTGTTGCGTCTGTAATCTTGATTTGTGCCATGTTCTTACCCTTCTATGTGTGCCGTCTGCACACAATCGTTGTTACCACAAGTCCTGATGCCGTGGTGTACAGGGTGTCCCTCGTCGTCAATCGGTGTAACTAAATCTACTCCGAAGTTACCGTGCCAAGGCAAGCAAGCCTTATCTTCTGTTCTTATTGTTGTTGCTTTTGTTACTCTACAACTCTGACAAAGCATTCGCAACTTTCTTCTTTTGCGATTTACCTCAAAGGTATAACCGCAGCGATGACAGTCAACGAATTCAAACACACTTCAACTATAGACGTTTTTCTTAGCCCATGTGTGTAGTTCTTTTTGCGATTTGAACATAAAGTCCGTAAAATCGTTGTCCTTGCAGGGTGATTCAAACATCCGCCACTCGTCTGCTTTCTCCGCTAAGGCTCTGCAACAGTCTGTACACGACATGACTTTTATTTGGTGAATACAGATTGGCTCAGGTGCGACGTTAGTTGGTGTTGGCTCGTCGTTGACGTTCTTAGTTGCTCGATGCCTAGCTTCCTTAGCCCAAGAGACAATGTGACGAGGCTCTAGGTAGTTGATAGTTGCATCTTGCCTTGCGAGTATAAGCGCAGCCCTAGCTGTGTCAAAGTCTAGATGCCCGATAACTGACTGCCAAGCAGCAGCCATAGCCTCATCAAGCCTTCTGTTGTCAAGGACTGCTATTTCCTTCAGCAGCATCTTTGTCTCATTAAGATTCATTTCCCCACTCCTTCATTATTCGTTGTTGTTCCATTTTTTGATGTTCTCTGTCGTTACGAGTTCTGGCAAAACGCTTAGCTCTCTCTTGCTCCGTGTTCATCCACTTCTGAAACGCAAGGTCCCAGTTCTTCATCGGCTTTCCGTTAGACCTCCAATGAAGGCAGAAGTTTTCTGTTTGTAGCCGAGTATCTACGTCCGGCCATTTAGTCACAAACATAGCCATCAACTTGTCATTGGGTTCCCATTCATCCGGCAACCTTGTTGCCCTGACGGTTCTAGTAATGGTTCTTTGATGGTTATCTAATGGTTCGGGTGGTCTGGACACCACCCCCCCCGTGGTCTGTACACCACCCCCCTGTGTCGCAGATGCCATCCCCCCCTGTAGTATTTGTACACGGGTGGTCTCCACACCACCCCCCTTCTTTTTGCGGTGCTGAGAGCTTCTATCGCAATCGTCAGGACAGGTAAGTGTAATCCTGTATCTGTTGGTAATACCCTCTCTGCGTTCTTCAGTCAGTTCGCCTAGCTCCATCAAAGCGTCTATTGAGCGCTGGACTGTTCTCCTGTTTATGCCGCCTGCAAGCCTGCCAATAGTTTCGATAGCTGGCCACGCTCCTTCTTCGCCCTCGAAGTTGGCAATCGCAATTAGCACCAGTCGGTTAGAGTATGTTGACTTTGAGTGGTAAAGCGACAGTGCCAAGGCTGAAATGCTCATCAGGTTCCTTTCTTAGATTAGGTAGCTAGGAGGCTCAGTTTCGTGCTTGCCGCCTTGCTTGTCAAGTGAGTACCAGATACGACGTGTGTAGTCAAGTATCGGATGGCCGGGTGCAGAGAACTTAGAGGCTTTGTGTCCGAAGTCCCTTGCCTCAGCAGCCACGTTAGCGTCGCTTTCCATGCGCAAGTTGTACTCAGAGCAGATGAGAATGACGTTCTGTAGGTTGTCTGCGATTTTAGAGCCGCCCATGCCTCTGTTCTGGACATGGTGCGGTACAAGGTCGTTAGATTCGCCGCAGTGCCAGCACCACAGGTCGCGAGCGCGTAGCTTGCGCGTTTCTGCGGCTTTCACAGTCGCGTTTCAGCTTGCATTAGTTTGGCTTGAGTGGCTGTAGCCATCAGTGCGCTTTCCAATGACCGAATCTTTACACGGACTCGGTTCGCCTCAGCCTTGCGTAAATCGCGCTGTAAGCGTGCGTCAGCGGCTTCAAGGCGTGAAAGGGCAGTTCTATCCGCCACAGTGCCTTCAGCACGTATAAACGCCTTCTGTTCGATTAGGTCTAGCGTGTTTTCTGCTATCGCTAATTCGACTTCGCATTCGTATAGAGCCTCAGACCCCCGGCGGTTCTCCGCCGTCAGGTCCGCTATCTCCTTTATTATCTCTGAGTGCAGCACTTAGCACCAACAAATAATGAATGACTTCATTGTTCCAGAACTTAGCCAGCTCATGCCGCCCCAGCTTTCTTGCTAGGTGATACGCTTCCTCGGTTTCCCGAATCTTCGCCTTCAGCACTGAAAGATTTTGCACGTTCAGCCAGCCTCTCTAATACATCGGTAGTCGCGCCTTCGCCCTTTGCTTGAGCGTATAGCCAGCGTAATCCGTCTACATCTGTAAGTTTAGATGCCTCTGCTTCATAGTCTCTTAAACTTGGCTTAGGGTAGTCTGTGAATGTTTTGACACTGCCCACTCCACGCTGCACCTTTTCCATTTCTTCCCTAGATGCCAAGGTGTTTAAGTCTTTATTCATGCTGTAACCCATCACCATTAGCGCTCGCCCAAGACTTGACGATTCTGAGTTTTCCATGGCGGAGGTCTGGTTTGCACCCGGTCCACCGTCTATTTCAAATGCGTGTCCAGTGGCTTTAGGTAGGTTGTTGGCTTGGTCGCCAGCAGTTAGGTACAGAGACGTCTTGATAACCCAGATTCGCTTTACGTTAGGGTCTTTTGCGTCCCAAGAATCATACTCGTTTGCGTTTATCCACTGGGTGACGATTCGCCCATCTTCGTGGTCTGCGTGAAACTTAGCCAGTCTTTCTGCGACTGTGCTGTACTTGCTTAAATCAAACTTCATCTTCATCCTCTGTTTCTTCGTCGGTTTTTATAAATCCCCAACCTGCGTCCATGTAGAACCACAGGTCTATTTCTTCAAGCGAGATGCGCTCTAGGATTCCGTCTGCCAGCTTCATGCCGTTTATCAGTCCGGTAATTAACGTGTCTCCTTTACGGAGTCCCACGTAGCTGCCAAGCCCTATCTCTAGAGGCTCTGATTCTCTTTCTTCACTCATAAGTTTGCTTTCTTGTTTACTATCAAAGACGGGGACCCGGCTCTGAGTTGTCGTGATGCTACCCGGACAGTGTTTACCACTCCCCACTTTGCAGAACCCATAGTATCTAAGGTCCTTGATTTGAGCAACATTAGGTACTTGTAACCCTCGTCGGCTGCTATCTGAGCGCGATAGAGTTCTTCGCCAAGAGGTCCTAGCTCGACTTCTACGCCCTCAAGGTCAGGGTTCATGTATCTGACAGCGTTGTAAGTGGCTTCTGAGCCATCCCAGTTAGGCTTTGTCTCAGTCTTGACTGAATTCCAGAATCGCTCAAGGGCAGTGTTCTGCACGTCTATTATGTCTTGGTTGTAAGGCACGTCGTATTCGTTCCAAGTCATTCCTGCAACTGCAACGATGATGCCCTTCTTTATCTTTGTAACTCCCATGTAGTGCTGCACCTGAGCTAAGTAAGCCCTAGGCACATCATCCCAAGTTGTCCTAGCGGTCTTGACTTCAATAACCATTAGCTCGCCAGTTACCCGGTGCTTAGCAATCGCGTCAGGGTTAGCGCGTCGGTAAGAGCAATGCTCATCTTCGTATGTGCCAGTCTCAAAGACTTCCCACTCCGGGTATTCCTCGGCCCAGAGCATAAGGATTGGCGCTTCAAAAGCTTTACCGAACCGAATTGCCCAGTTCTCTTTTATCTCTGACGGTATTAGGTTTAGCTTCTTTGCCCACAAGGCGTAGGCGCTCTCCCACGGGTTCAAACCTAGTATGGTGCCTACTTCACTACCCCCGATGCCTAAAGACCGCGCAGCGTGCCACTCAGGGCTTCCCGGAGGGTATATGCCAAGTAGCTTTGCTCCGTTCAGCGTTTCCGGTGCGTACAATTCCATATTTATCTCCTTTTGTTGGTATTGTGAAGATTACTATGAGCAACGGACAGATTACAAGTAGGTATATTAAACTGTTATCAAGCATTCACCAAGAAGGTGGCGTTCCTTGCGAAAGAGTTCCGGCTTTGTTCTTTCCGGAAGATTTAGACACGACTGAATTGCGAGCCGCAGCAACTAAGGCTGCAAAGGCTTTGTGTCATTCATGCCCGATTATCAACGAGTGCTTTGAGTTTGCTGTCGAGACTGACCAGAGGCACGGCGTGTGGGGCGGCACATCGGCAGACGAAAGATAGTTAAAGACAACCGCACCACCTCCTGATTGCTCAAAAGACAGTGCGGTGTTAATACCTTGCTTAGGGGTCGCACTAGGAATCGAACCTAGACTTCAACCCGTATTGGGGCTGTCTCTACCATTGGACTATGCGGCCTTGTGCTTACAATGCTAGCACGCTTTCCAGCTTGCTTTATTGCACTCTGCTGAGTAGTGTTTCACCATGAACTCAGAACAAGCGCACACAGCCCTAGCCGACGGCATAAAAGAAACAGGCGCACCAGCGTGTCAGGAATCAGACCCAGACGCATGGTTCCCAGAAGGTGCCAACGGTGGCGTAAGAAGCGCTGCTGCAAAGCTTTGTGGTCACTGCCCGGTACAGATGCTCTGCTTGGAGTTTGCACTAATAAATAACGAGCAGCACGGTATCTGGGGTGGCGTGAACACAAGAGAGCGCAACCGAATGAGAAAAAAGCTAAGCGCTACTTCTTTGTAATAATTGAGGTAAGTATTGACAGCAAGGCAGAGCCAGCGGCAATGCTGAAGAAGCCTACCCAGTCAACACTAAACAGACCTACAGTTCCGCCGCCTAAGAAAGCGACGCCTGCCTGAGCAAAGGTCTTTATTGCACGTTCTCCGGCAAACTGCCAGAATTCTAAACTAAACATCTCCATTAGTCCAATCTTGATTGTTTTTTCCGTCTTGCCACGATGCACTTACAGTGTACGCCGTTGTGATGATTGAGATAAGCGATACGCCGCCAGTTATCAAAGTCACTCCGACACCCCACTGGTCAACTAGGAATGTCAAAGCGCCGAAGACAATCATTCCAAAACCTAAGCGGTAAGAGCCGAAGATTATTTTCCGCCTAAATTTCCAGCTTGCTCCGACCTTAGATTCAGGCTCGTCTTTTAGCAGGAACGCACCGTCTACCAGCTTGCTTATGTTTTTGCCGATTGCGCTCATTACTTACCACCGAACAAGTGCCAGAACCTGCCGCGCTTATTCCCACCGGGTACGGGCTTAGGAGCTGTCTTTTTCTTTGCTACCGGAGCAACCATTGGAGGAGCCGGTCTTTTTACGGGCTTCTTTACATTGGCAAGAATTAGCTTGTAAACGTCAACCTTGTCAGACGTTACACCGAACACGCCTTTGAGCGTTCTCGAGGCTGTGACGTGGACGTGAGGCCCTGAACTAACCCCACTGTTACCAAGAACTCCTACGGTCTGACCTTTGCGTAGCTTCTGTCCGACTCGGTAGCCCGGCTTAGAATCCATGTGGCAGTATCCGAGATGCCAGACAACGCCGTCTTTATCCATAGCTGTCTGCACGACAACCCAACCAAGAACCTCTGAGTACTGAATCAACCGAATTGTACCCTTGGCGATTGCAGGAATGCGTGTGCCAAGTGGTCTTGCCCAGTCAGTGCCGGAGTGCGGTTGCATACGGTTTGCTTTGCGAAAGTTGCTCATCTCGCCATAGTGGGAGGTTATGTATTTAGCGTCGTAGACTAGCCGCCAATCAGCAGTCCTGTCAGAAAAGCGTCTCACTTTGATTTCCTTGGCTTGTATTTCTTACCCATTGAGTAAGCTTACTAACCCGACTGCCACTGCTCCAAGTGTTGCGCCGTAGACGCCGTAAACAAGGCGAGCGATAAGCTCAACCTTTGCTAAACGAGTTTCCATATTGGCAACCTTTTCAGGGAGATACTTCAAGCCACGAAGCTCGGCAAACATCTCGATTTGATTTTCGTTCACTTCCATAAGCTTTTCATAAACCTGCACGTTAGTGATGCGTACGGATGTTCCTTCTTCAGCCATTGTTATACATTCCCTGTGTTTGTGGATGGGAAGGCTCTACCTCGGCCCCAGATTATTCTGACCGCTCCGCCAGCTCCGTCACTGCCGTTATTGCTTGCAGAACCAGTTGCACCGCCGCCGCCAGCTCCGCCGTAAGCTCCACCCGGACCGGGAGTCGTAAAATTGCCACCACTTCCTGAACTTCCACCAGAGCCACCGCCACCGGGACTGTTATCGTTTCCTGTACCCGCCGAGCCGTTAGCACCTTCACCAAGTAAGCCAACACCACCGCCACCAGAAAGTGTACCGCCACCGCCACCGCCACCGCCAGTACCTGGATACCCACCAATGCTAAGGTAGGCATTTCTGCCTCCACCGCCTGCCCCTGAGTAACCACCAGCTCCACCGCCACCCATATAGTCATATCTGTTTGCGTTGCTTGCACCGGGGCCACCAGAGCCACCGCCAGACCTAGCAGTACCGCTTCCAGAACCACCAGAGCCACCATTGTAGGTATAACCGCCGTTCCCGCCACCCGCTTGTAAAAAGCCAGCAGAGCTAAACCAGCTTGCGCTACCGTTTCGACTTGCAGGAACTCCGCCACTACCTACAAACAACAAAATTTCTTGGCCACCGTTGACGCTGATGTTATTACCATAAGATAAAGCTCCGCCGCCTCCAGTACCGTTGTCTTGAGTGCCTGCTGCCCCTCCGCCAACACACACTACTGAGATAGAAGTCACCCCAAAAGGAACTGTGAAAGTGTGCGAGCCTGCCGAAGTAAAAGCCTGCTGCCCAGATTTGTTTACAACGGTAGATGCAAGTAGTGCGAGTGGTAAGAATCCCATTATGCTGCCGTAACGTTTCCAGTGACCCTGTAAGAGTTAGTGCCAAGGCAGATTATGCCAATGAGTGAGTATTGTCCGTTAGCCGTAAATGACTCACCTGTACCAGATACACCGTCGCCAGATAGGACTACAGTTCCGTCACCCTCAATAGTTAGCGAAGCACCGTCTGCAAAGATAGCAAGTTGTTGTGCGGTTGAAAAAGCTGTAGCGACATTTATAGTAATTGTTGCCGCAGACGTGAACTGTAGATACTGGTCAGCGTCAGTGTCCTGAATTGTGTAAGTGCTTGCCGCTGAAGATGTGAGCGTAGGGTCAGAAGTAACGACTTTCCAAGATGTGCCGTCGTAGACCTGCACTGTGTTTACATCTTTTAGGTATGTAACCATGCCCTCGGTGACTGCCGCTCCGAGAACTGTCGTGCGGTCTGAAGCATCGTCATAGACCTGAATCACTTGGTCTTGTAGATAGCCTTGCACGTTAGCTGCTGTTAGCACTTCACCTGCGGCGAATACTTTTCTTCCTAGACCTGCCATGATTCTCCTATGTTATGTCTCTAGTTTACCAAGCGAGTGACAGTCGGCGTTATTCGCCAATCTCAAACTCGGTTGCTTCCCAGTCAGTCAGTTCTTCGTTCCACGAATACATTAGTTTGTCGTCTGGGTAAGGCACTGGTGCTTCCCATTGTGCGCTTTCCTCAACTAGCAACCAAGAAGCGTAGGGCTTAGGTGAGATAAACGCGTCACGCTCTGCGTCGTAACTGAATCCTATGCCAGCGTAGTTCTTGCGAATGTTGCCGTTGTAAGAAGTACGAACGCAGGTCTGACCTCGAAACTCACCGTAGTAAGCTTCCCAGTTTGAGATGCCGTCAACAGTTTCATCTTCATTGCGCCCGACTATCACCTCGGTAACAATGTTGTTCTCGTCTAAAAAGGCGTAATGTGCCAATTTATCTCCTTTCCTAAGCGAAACTAATGTTGTCTGTGCCAGCGGTGAATGTTGTTACCTTGAATCCGCCCGAGGTTGCAGTTGAGCTAGTTAACCCGCCGCCGATTGTTAGCGTGTAGCTGTCTGGGTATTTGATAATTACGATTCCTGAACCACCAGCGCCCCCAGCCGGAAAGTTAAAGTCAAATCCACCTGACCCACCACCCGAACCAGTATTTACAACGCCTGCCGAACCTGGTGTTGAAGCGTTATCTGCTCCGTTACCGCCACCGCCGGAACCACCAGTACCAGCAGGGCCTCTTGAGTCCCAGTTACCTCCGCCGCCACCGCCGCCACGAGTTACTGATGTTCCCGTAATAGACGAAGCAACACCATTTCCACCGTTTCCAGCCGTAGTCCCTGAAGTGTCACCACCTTGCGCTCCAGCTCCACCGCCACCAGCACCAGGAAAATCGCTACCAGTGTGTAGTCCACCATCGTATCCTTGCCCAGAAGTACCTGCTAGTCTCGCACCAGCTTGTATGCTTCCTCCGTCACCGCCACCTGCACCGCCACTTGTTCCTGTATTATTTGCCCAAGACCCACCAGCCCCACCACCAATACTTGTAATTGTGTCGAATACTGAATTTACGCCCTGCGAGCCTCTAGGCCCACTTCCAGGATAGCTATGTCCAAGTGCGCCAGCGCCCCCACCACCAACGGTTACGGTGTAATTTGTCGAGGCAGCTAAAGTCAAAGCTGATTCCGCACTTGCTCCACGACCTGAAGTACCTGCGCTTGTACGGTAGCCACCTGCACCACCGCCACCGCCAAGTGTTCCGCCACCACCACCACCAGCGATAACAAGGTAATCAACTGTTAGACCAGCAGTGCCGCTTGAGTAGAACTGCTTCCAAGCGCCACCAATTTTAGTATGGCCTTCTGTAATCTCTTTCCAAGTGCCGCCAACTTTTGCGTGTATTGTAGCGACATCTTTCCAAGCGCCACCGATTTTTGTGTGCGCCGTCATCTAAGCCTCGTACACTAACCAGACATCGCCGTCCAAACCGCTTGACGGTGCTGAGGTTGAAAGCGTGATGTTCCTAACCACGTTAGAACCGGTTGCGGCTGTTGTTACTGCGCCGTTTGTTTCTAGTACCCTAGCGTCTAGTTGTGTCTGTACTGCCGAGGTCACGCCATCTACATAGTTTAGTTCTGCGGTAGTTGCGGTTACCCCGTCAAGAAGATTTAGCTCTGTTGCGTCTGCCGTTACACCGTCAAGGATGTTCAGCTCTGCGCTTGTTGCGGTCACGCCGTCCAAGATGTTTAGTTCGGCTGCTGTGGCTGTTAGGTCGCTTATCTGTGAGGCAGGGATTGTTACCGCGCTTAGATCCACATTTAGAGTTACGTCGCCAGTAGTTCCGCCACCTGTTAGTGCGGTTCCAGCGGTTACTGCGGTTATGTCACCGGGGTTTGAGATGTTCTCCCAGACTGCGCCAGTGTAGTACTGAAAAGTCTCGGTAGATACGAGGTAGCTCAGCATCCCCTCGGATACGCTGTCGCCAAGTTCTGAGGTTCTGCCTGCCGCGTCAGCAAACTTCATTACGGTTTGGTTTTGAATGTATGTCTGAAAGTCACCAGCTTCTACAACTTCGCCGATACTCCACTCTTTGTAACCTGACATCTTATTCCTAACTTACCGTCATGCCCGCTGAGAGGCGGCCAAAGATTGCATCGTTCAAGGTCCACGCGCTAGTGCCTACAATTAGCACGTTATCTTCGTCTAGTCTACCAAAGTTAGAATCGTCCAGAGTTAGGGCAAAGTATTTGATTTCTTGGAAACCGAATGTCATGTTGTGACTGTTCGGCATCTTAGAATGCGAGATTCTTATTACTTGTAGGTACTTGACAATAGGTTCGCCGATGTTGTTGGGAGTAAACTCCACGCCACAAACATCACCTATCTCAAGAGCAAAGATTTGAGCTTGCTCTGAGGACTCCAGCCCATCTACACTAATGTCTAGTGTTTCAACTCTAAACTGTGGTCGAGAGTATAAGTCTGCGTAAAAGAGGGCTAGTTCTACTGATTGACCGTCTGTTTCTCCAAGTAAGCCAGTTTGTATGTAATCTCGCTGACCGAACGTACCTATTGAATTACTGTCAGAAGCAGTGGCTGTTGCTCCGCCCTCGTTGGCAATAGTAATGCTATTGAACAGCAGTTCTGAGCCGTAGACGATGCCGATGCCAGTGTAAGGTATTCCTTCTTTCTGATTGAAGAACAGAGTGCCAGCGGTGTTAGGGTACTGCCTTCTATTTCTAAAAGTAAGATTTCCTTCTTTGGACATAAATAAAACGCCAGCCTCGGTAGAGGATACGTTCTGTAGGTAGCTTAGGGCGTTTGTATTTTCTTCTATCGCCTGATTGCCACAGCTTACTGTTCCGCTTTCTATGTCGCGTAATCTGCTGTCCCAGTTGACTGAATCCAAGATTGCCGAAACACGCGCTCCTGTAGATTGGATTGTGGGAGTTGAGGCAGAAAGTGTTTGTGTAGCTAAAATCGTTGTGCTGTCAATTATGTCAGCCTGAGCCAGCGAGTCACCGTTTGGCAAGTAGCTTAGATTCCAGTCTTGCACCTGACCAGTAAAGGCAAGAGCCGACCCCATTGAGATTCTTATTTTTCTCTGTGGGATTATGTTTCCATAAAAAGGCGAGCTTGTGTATTCAGGGTCAAAGCTACGGTCATGATTATTGAATACGATGCTTGCTGACGCGGCAGGAAAGTTTGCAAACCTTTGAGGCTTGCCTCTTGTTATTTCTATACTTCTTACCCACTCGGTCACATCGTAAAACGCAACTCCGCCGATAAAGTAATCAGGGTTGTCCAGAACTCCTGCGACTGCATCATCTAGCCTGAAGAAAGGTCCAGAGAAGGCATCGGTTGGTGAGAAACCGATTTCTACTTTTGGTTGCACATAAGGCATTTTATCTCCCGGTAATTACTGGTATGACGTTATTGTTTGCAGAGTTGAAGTGAGCCAGCCCAGAAGCAAAGGATTGACCGTTTGAGTAGCTGTCAACACGGCTTGTAGATGCGGGGGCAGTTACATTGTAATAGTTGTTCACTGTTTGCCCGCCAGTAGCCATTGCCATTGCTTGCACCTCAGCACTGGTTAGTCCAGCAGTAATTCCTCCAAGGTCATTGGCCGAACCGCTCTTTATGTCTTGTCTTAGAGCCTCAAATCCGCCAAGCTTTCCTGTAACGCCTGCCCTGACTGAACTAGACAAGTTTTTGCCTAGAGCGGCATTGGCACCAGCAATTAGTTTGTCAAGTTCTTGCAGTGCGGGGTTTATTTTTGGCATTTCAGGCACAGCTATGTTTCTTATTTGTTCTTCTGCATCAGCGATTGCTTGGTCCCTGCGTGAGTTAGTGACCTTGCCTACTTCAGTGGCTAATGTTGACTGAAAAGCTTTGTTGAAAGCTTCTGCCATTGCGTAAGCTGCGGTTTCCAGCTTCTCCTGCTCTGACAAGATGCCTTCAATAAGACCGTCAACCAAGTCAATACCAGTGCCGTACAGCGTCGTGGCTACTTCTTCGCCAAGGTCTGCACCGAGCTGGTTTATCTCGGCAAAGATTGTGCTTATCTCGCCGACAGTCTCAGAGCCACCATCTACAAGCGCCTGAGCTGTTTGCCCACCTGCTTCTACGCCGGACTGAACTAGCTGGTTAAATAGCTGCGGGTCAAGCCCCATGTCGCGCAGCGTTCTCAGGTTGGCAGCAAAGTCTCTAGCTTTGCTCGCCATGTTCCTGAAGCCGTCAAGAAGCCCTGCGGTCTTGTCCTGCACCTTTTGAATGGTTTCTTCGTAATCGCGAGTGACCACAACGTTGAAGGCTCGTAGGCTCCCAGCAAGGCTCACAACGCTTCTAGTGACCTCTGTGATGGTCCTAGTCTCTGTTTCGTCCTTTAGTTGCCCAAAGATACTTGTGAGGCTCATAGCCCCCGTCAGAGCCGTCTTGTACTCATCTATAAGAGCTTGTGACAACGAGTAGCGACTTGCCATGTCGTCACGCTGGCGCTGTATAGCTTGTAGGGTCCTTAGCTCTTGCTGGGCAAACTTACGAAGCTGGTTGTAGCCTGCCTCGAACAAGTCTCCATTACGGAACGCTGACTGCAATGACCGCTCTATGTTGTCTAGCTGAGATACGACAGCCTTTTCAAAGCTGCCCATCTCTATAGCGATAGTTGGCAAAACATCGAAAGCAGATAGTAGGTCCGTAAAGGTTAGCTTTAGGTCCTCGGCTTGCTGAACAATGTTGGCTATTGTTTCTACTAGTCGGTCATTGACGGCCTTTACAGCAAGGTCGTACTCATCCCATGCAGCAGCAGCGTCAGCAAGTTCCTGAGCGCCAGCAGCTGTCCTGTAGAACATCTTTTCAAGGTCGCCAAGTGAGATGATGCCTTGCTTTATCTGAATCCAGATGTCCATGAAGTTTTCAGAGCCAAGGATTTGTTCAATAAGGCCCTTTGAGCCTGTCATCTTTTGGAGCTGTAATCTTGCTGTTTGCTTGTTTACTTCCTCTTGCAAAGAGTCAAAGAACTTCTTTACATAATCTACTGCTTCTTCTTTGGGGCTAGAGCCTCCTGTAGGCCCAGTGCTGCTGCTACCGAACTCCGCAGCCAGCAAGGCATCGAGAACCGCTTTCTGTTCGCCAATGTAGACAAGTCCTGCGTAAGACATTTTGTTAATGTCCATAGCTGCATATCTAGCCAGTCGTGCAATGTTGCCAAAGATGCTGGCCCAGTCAGGCTGAGTCAAAAAGTATGCTATTTGGGAAGCGTTGAAGCCCATGAGCTTGAATTCGTCTGCGGCCTTACTCTTTGCAGCTACCTCGCCTATTTCTGCAAACACTGCTGCCAGCCCGGTTAGCTCACCTTCGGCATCTTTGGTGTAAAGTCCTATGCGCTCTAGCTCACGCTGGAAGTAGGTCAGCTCAGGACCGGCATCTGCCGCTGCCCTTGCTGCAATCTTAAAAGCAGTTGCAGCTTCTCTTGCCGAGGTAGAAGCGGCTCTAGCTCCCTGACTGACTGTTTCAAAGTCTCCGCTGACTCCGCGAGCTGCTTGCTCGTTTCTAACCATGTTGTCATAAAGGGTAGCAAAAGCATTGCCTATGTTTGCAAGTTGCTCTTTAGCGTTATGGGTAATAGCCCTGCTATTTATGAACTCCATAAACTTGCTGTTTGCTGCTGCATCACCAAGCTTATTTAGCTGGAATTTTGCTGCACCTATAGTTGCTGACCAAGTATCAAAGAACTGAATTGCAAACTTCATTATTCCGTTTAACACGGTCATGGCAAGGTTTAGCGGTCCTGCTACCAGAGTTGCCAAGCCACTGAGCAGCTCTATAACGGGCTGCATAAATACGATTGTGTTACGCAGCGTTTCTGCAAGAGTTAGGAATAGCGGAGTTAGGTTGGTAATGCCGTCAGCCAAGGCATCAGAGACCTCAACAAACTCTGGACCGATGCTTTGTGCTATTTCCGCAAGACCGTCAGTAACCTTGGCGAGCGGCTTTTGCAGCGGCTCACCGAACGCGACTGTAAGGTTCCCAGTTACGGCTGCAAGCTTTGACTGTGCAACATAGAGAGTGTCAGCAGCTCTAGTAAAGGCTCCGACTGAATCGTCTGCCCTTTCAAACAGGAGTGTTAGACGCGCTGTTGCTTCAGCGTTTGCACGCTCAGCTCCGGTCAGGTCACCTAGTCCTTGACTAGCGAGATAAGCGTTTATCTCATTTTGCTTCATGGCCACACCGAACTTCTCGATAGGGTCATACTCACCACGGAACAGAGCGGTGATAGCTAGTAGCGCATCTTGCAGGTCATAACCATAGGTCGTAGCAAGGTCCTGAGAAAGAGTTACTAATCTCTGTGTTTCGTCTGCCGACTCTGTAACACTGAATCCGTACTGCTTTAGAACCGAACCCAGAAAGATTGATGCTTGAGAGGCTTGTTGCTGAGAAATTCCATAATCTTCTACTTGCTTTGTAAAGTTGTTAATAGTGCCAAAGGCGCCTTCAAAGGTTTGCTTTAGGGCAAGTATGTTTCGCTCAAACTTCTGGGTCTGCTCTATAGCATCGCTTATAAAAGCCTTAGAGCTTGTTAGTGCCTGAAATGCACCGAACGAGCCAGCAGCTACACCTATCTGCTTTGCTAAGGCACCGAAGTCTTTGCCTGCGCCGAGAACGGCTGTACGAGCTTGATTTAATCCTGCGCTTTTGAATACCGACGCAATGGTCAGAATAATTGGGGCTGCCATTAGCGGGCCGTCCTTCTATTGGTTTCGTAAATAACCATGTCTATCAACTTACCAACATTCTTCCGATGAGTAGGCTGGTGCTTTATAAATGCCGGGTAAGCATAACGCGAGCCTGTGCTGCTTCCTTTAGCCTTGGCTTTTGATAGGTTTTGCACAAAAGTTTCACTGTTTGTTGCGTTTATTTTGTGAGTCCTTGTAACTATGCCTCGTCCAAACAAGTCTATTTGGTAAGGCTGGGTGCGATACCTGCCATTAGAGTACATTGACCTTCCGCCACGTCCTGCCATATCAGCAAGGATTAGAGGCGCTTTCTTTACTCTGACACGAACTATTGAAAGTTCACCGTCTTGACCCAACTTGAGTTTTGATAAGTTTCTGTTTGCATTCCTACTCTTGTAGTTGACGTCAATACCAGCAGAAGTGTTAATTGAGAAATAGTTGTTGTACCAAGATAGACGTCCGTTGTCACCATTTACTGTGTTAAAGCCGTCATAGTACCGACGAGAGTTTGCTTTTCGCGTTGACCAACTGTTGTTTTTGTTTATTTTTCTAGGGCCGAGTGGACCGCCGGGTCCTACTTTTGAGAAAGCGTCTCTAATGTCGTTTCTGGCCGGGACACCAATCTTGCGTGCTTCGCGCTTTAGCTTTAGAAAGATTTCTGGGGCTACTTCTTTTAGCCTGCGCTCCAGCGCAGCCATATCCGTCATTTCAATGGAACCCTTGTTGCCGTTAGTACCAAGCACTCTAGCTAGGTCGTAACTGCCAACGTCGCCGTAGGAAGAAACCTTACCGAATCCTGTTGCGGCTCCAACCATGTACGAGCGACCCAAGCCACCAAGCAAAGCTGCAAATACCACAACCACCGCCTATCTTCTAAGTCAATTCTACCCTAAGAGAAAACCCCCTCCGGAGAGGGGGCTTCTTCAGTTCTTAGGAGTGTTTTTTGCAACCATCCAACGGTACATAGTCCACAGCATTCTGTCGTCTAGCTGCATAAGCTCTCTTGGCGAGATACCTGTCTCAACTGCTATACCTGCGATATACCAATGAGCAGAGCTTTCGCCAAGACCCTTTATTTTGGGTCTGCTTCACTCTCACCGACGCCATCTACAGTGTCTAGCCATTCTTCATAGTTAAGCTTTGTAGACTTTGTTCGCTGCTCTGAGTGCCACGCTAGGAACAGCAAGTGTCCTAGGCGCTGCTCAGATGCAAGCTTTCCGACTGAAATGTTGAACTTGTCCTCGAAGGCAACCAAGTCAGACGTGCTGGCTGTAATTGACTTCTCGGTTCCATCCGCGAATTTGATAAGTAGGTTGAATCGCATTTTAGTTTCCTTTTCTTATGATGTAGCGTAAGTGATGGCACCTGTGGTCGGAAACGATACTGAAAAGGTTCCAAGGTCGCCTACTGCACCTGACACGGGTGTGAAACTTGTAATCAAGCAAGAAACCGTGTAAAGAGGCGTGTCCGTGCCGGCTGCTGTTCCGTTACCTGCTACTAGTGTAAAGACCACTACAGTTCCTACTGTGTCTAGAAACAGCGTAGATACAGCGTCTACGCCGAAGTCCTGATGGAAGTCGAGCGAAAGAGTCCCAGACTTAAGTCCACCGATTACCTCAGTGAAGCCACCAGAACCAAAGTCCGTTGTCTCAACTTCGGCTGCGTTAATAACCAACTCTGCGCGGGCGCAAGCAGTTGAGATATCTTCACCACCCATTGTCACGTTTGTCGCGGTTACTACGAATTTTGCCATTTTATTTCTCCTTTTATGCCAAGACGGTGACTGTGAATTCAGCCGCCAAATAGTTCTGGTCGTTTACGGTGATAGAACCCATTCCGCTTGAGCGTTCAACCCGAAGGTCATACACCTCGCCAGAAAGCGTCTTATCTGATTCTATCGCAAGTTTCACGGACTGACTTCCGGTGGGCTGGCAATAGGCATCTAGCTTTCTCTGCATCTCACGCTCGGCTGCACGCCCAACGATTACTGTTACAGAGAAGTTGTATGTAGTAAGACCGCCCTGCATCGCTCCGTCGTAATCTACGCTCTCTAGGACGATGATGCCGATAGGCGGCGTAGGGTTGTCAGGAATCTCAGCAGCCGACCTTAGCCCGCTAATTGTTCCTAAGTTTGTTGCCATACGCGTGCGTATAACTGTTAGGTCTGCCATTAGGCCATCCGCATCTTGCGGTAAGGTCCTAGAAGCGCCTCTATGTCCGGGTCAACGCGACTGACTCTTACAATTCCAATGTCACCGAACCCGGCAACTCCTAGAGGACTGTCGTAGCGCTTGAACTGTCGTATTGACAAAAGGTTGCAGGCTTGCTTTACGTCTACAGGGATTGACGTGCCGTAACCAAATACTCCTGTTACCTGAACTGTGGCTTCTTCCATCACCGACGGGAAAACATAATCACCAATTGCGCGAATGCGTGTGAACGGGCTGTAGTAGCTACCAGTTAGTCCGTTTAGAGGTTCTAACTGAAGGTCTGTTGCTTCCCAAGTGATGTTAAAGGTTCCATTGGCAGCGGAAGAAGTTTTTAGAGTTGTGAGTGTAGACAGGTCATCTATTGTGCATAGATAAGAGCTTTCGGGAGTAAATACCCTAGTAGCAGTCGTGCTTAGGAACACGCGCTCAGTATGTGTATCTATTTGACGCGAAGCGGACTCTACGCAAGTTTCTAAGAGTGCATCGTCTACATCATCAGTAATGCGAAGAATCGCCTTTACTTCTGCCAGAGTTGTGTAGCCATCAGTAATTGCCATGTGTCTAGTTTACCTTTATCAGCCGTGCAAGACAAAGCCCTCATGGAACCTACAACCATGAGGGCCTCGACTTATTTCGTGAGATTAGCTTGCGCCACCAACGAAGTGCTTGATTTCGGTGTTACTGGTCAAGTCGCCGTCAACACGAAGAAGGAATCTCCAAGTGGTTAGGTCGTTCTGGAAAGCGAACTCGGTTGAAGAAGCAACGTCTAGCCCACCTGCAAGGCGAACCTTGTAGCTGTCAATAGAACCTGCGATAACGGACTTTGCGTCAATAGCGGAGTCTGCCATGTGTGGGTTCTCTAGTACGTTGAAGCCAGCAAACGTGTCCTGACCTCCGGGTCCTACCTGAGAGATGTTGTATAGGTAGTTTCCAGCGGTGTCCTTTAGCTTGCGAGCAGCACCGATTGAGCTGGTGTTCATCATCAGCGCGAAGCTTGGCTTGCGCCTCGTAGCTGCATCAACCGAGTACAGAAGGTCAATTAGGTTGTCAGCAGTAAACGCACCAGCTACACCCGTTGCTCCGGTAACTCCTGCACCAGAAGCGGTTACGATACCCCTTGGCTTTGAGGACCCGTCGCCTACGGTTAGTGCTTCGTTTACTGCGTAACCCATTCCGTTACCAGCTTGCTGAGCCAAGTGTGCGCCCAAGTCGAAGCCTGAGTCGGATACTAGTTCGTTTGCGGCTTGGATTATGCCACCATATTTGAACGATTGTAGTGTGATGCTTGAGTAGGTAGGCTCAACATCGTCAAGCTCTGCCCCGGCACCCTTTAGGGTCATTGCGGAATAAGAACTCAAAGTTGGGATTGTCAAATCTTCGCCAGAGGTTGTCTGGATGATTTGTGGAACCTCAAGCATTGGTCCTACTGCGCGAGCAACGTCAAACACTTCGTCGTAGAACGACTTTGGTACTGTGTTTGCAGAAGGCACGAGAACTGCACGTCTTTCAAAAGTGTGTCCACGCTGTTCACCCATCGCAAGTGCGCGAAAGATGTCAGACGAAGAACGTTCCTCAGATACCGAAGGGATAAATCCTTTGGCAGCTACGGATGCTTCTAGGGCGCGTGACTCGCTGCGTGTTGCAGCAGTGATAGTCTCGTCAGCTTTTGAGATGTCAACTTCGATTGCGTTGATTTTTGATAGTTCAGCAGCGTCAAGTCCGCGAGCCTCTGATTCTGCGAAGTCAATGACTTCACGAACCTGTGTAATGAGGTTGTTGCGGAGTTCCTGCTGAGATTTGATAAACTCAGACATTGTGTCTCCTTAGTAATAATTGACAGATAACAGTCGCGTTGACGCTGACCGAATACGGCAGAGCTAACTCACGTCCGATAGTTCAATTTTAGTAGAAGTTTCCACAGGGTAAAGGAAACCCCCAGAGAGAAGGGTAAATCTCTGGGGGGAACCCGCCTGAATGCGGAGTGAGACTACCGCGTCTCGTCAGCCTTTGTTATGCGGGTTACTTTTGCTGGCCTGTCGAATTTGGCTGTCTGAACGACTTCGCCTTCACTTTTTACAGCGTCTAGGTCAACTTTTACGGTATCAAGTGCAACTATTGCATCGGCCCACTTGCCTGCAAGGTTAAACACACTACCAGACTCAGGGTTTCCAGCAACCTCTAGGATTGCCTTTTTTATTTCATCTTTGGTTGCCATGTTAGTTCCTGTCCATTAGCTGTAGCTTCTTTTTCTTTAGCTCAAGCATTGCCAAGTCGTGAGCGACTTTTTGCTCTGCTTCTAAGTCTACTTCAGGTTCGACTACTGCTTCAGTCTTGGCTTCGGGTGCAAGGGTTGTTATAACTCTGTTTAGCATCTCTTGCTCGTCGCCAGTGATGTTCAAGCCATCTTCAAGCTTGCCTAGGGCGTCTGCTAAAGCCTCGACGTTTACATCGGCGCGCTCAGCAGCTTTCTGAAACTTACGGACTGACACCGTACCGCCTGTTGCGGTATAGGCAGGCCAAGCTACTACTGAAACTTCGTGAAGCCTGACTGAACGCAAGGTACGCTCTGAGCCATCGTTAGACCATGTATCCCCACCTTGAGGGACACTAAAGCCAAAGCTCATCGCATCTACATCCCCACGCTTTAGCAGCTCTGCTACATCACGTCCGCGAGAAGTATGTGGGAGCATACCTTCTACCTTTAGTCCGCGGTCATCTTCGCTCAGTGTCATTGTGCGTGCGCGAGTAGAACCTAGTATCTCGCCTGAGTCGTGGTTCCACAAGAACTTTATGTCGTTGCGAGCGCTTAGTGAGCGCTTGAAGGCGCCTTTAGCAATTCGCTCAGTAAACGGTAGCGGCTCAGAAGGGCTGTCAAACAAGGCGGCATACCCAGTGAAGTGCATACCGTCGCTTTCTTCGCGTACTTCAAAGCCAGCGGTATTGACGCGCTGTTCCATCTTAGGAGTCATGTTGCCTTTCAGCTTTTGTACTTCTTTTTTAAGTCTACTTGTACGGGCGTCACAGACTTGACAGTCTCCTGAACAGTCTTGACAGGGGCCACTGGTAGAGGCTTGGTCACTTCCGGCTTCTTTACTTCTGGCTGCTTGTTCGTTGACGGCAACTTGGAGCCGTTTGGTATTAGTGCCATTGGTTTCTCTTTCCTTTATTGTCATTAGAACTACCTTATAAATCTTCCATTTGTAGCTGGACTGAATCCTTGCCAGTGTGTGAGATTGCTGGCAGTCCAAGCTTTGCCATAACATCGGCAGGGTCAAAGCCAATCTGAATAAGCTGCTGCGCCATCTCGACCTTTGAGTTCATGGCGCTTAGGTCTGCTGCGGCTATGTTTACGCTAGCAAGCGGTACACGAACGGTATCGGCTGATTCGTCAGCTATGGGCGTCAGGTCCTCAAAAGACCTAACATCGTTTATCGAGTAGACACCAGCTTGCAATAGCGTGCTGTAAGCCTGCGTCCGAGCGGTCACATCTGCTCTGAGAAGTCCGCCTAGGCTTATCTTTACAAAGGATGCTTCTAGACCTGTTTCCTGAGAAAGCAGTCCAGTAAGTGCGCCCTCTATCTTCTGAGCAATCGGTCTAAGAGTGTGTGTGACAAAGGCTATGTTGTTTTGCTCGACTGAAGCATAGGTGTTGGTTCCCGGTAGACCTAGAAGGTGAGGCGGGATGTTGAAGGCTCTTGCAACGTCCTCTACTGCCATTCTGCGGCTGTCTAGGAACTGAGCTTGGTCGTTAGGCACGTTAGTTGCTTTGTACTGAGCGCCGCCTGTAACGATTGCAGTCTTGTGAGCTTTTGACCATCCTCTGTGGCGAGAGTCAAAAGCATTTTGCATATCCTTTGCCTGCTCAGCAGTTAGACTGCCCGGCACTTCTAAGATACCTGAAGTCTGTGTACCTGAACCAAAGAACTTGGCTGCATAGTTCTCAAGAGCCTTAGCAAGTCCTAGGTTTTCTTTGAGGGCGTCTACGCGAGAGATACCTCTCATGCTGCCCGGTCTTACTACATCAGGAATAAAGAGTAAATCTTCCGAGCTAAGCATCTGGCTTTCGCCTTTTACTTCAAACATGACTCGGCCTAAGCCGTTGCGTCTAATCTCTACATCTATCGGATTTAGTATTACTAGGTTTACTACTTGCCCACTGTCGTTGCGATAAATGCGAATAAAGGTGTTGCCGTCTAAGAGCAGCGAAACGATAGCAGAGCCGTAGAAGGCTTCGCGGGTTGTGTCTACGTCTGGCTTGTTGACCCACGTTGGCTTTGGTCTAAGAGGGTACCTAGCGCCATCCCGACGTATGTATGCGTCCACTGGCAAAGTTGCCAAGGTGTCAGAGATGAGAGAAACAGCGGAAAAGACTGCGTTGACAGTCATTGCGGTTTCAGAGTTTATTGCGGTTCCAGATAGGGACTGTCCAGTTTCGTAGTCACCTGAACCCCAGATAGTTTGAAAGTTTACTTCTCGCTTTTCAAAGAAGTTTCCTAGCATTACTTACGCTCCATAGCGATTCCGAAAAGGAGTGCGGCAGCACCAGCGAGCATCAAGCCAGCGGGTAGCCAAACGATTGCGGCACCGACTGAAATCAAAGCCGCGCCTAAAACCTGCAAAATTATTACTAACATAACCGCCTATACAAATACTTGAGGCACTATTTCTTCCATTCTACCTGCGGTAGCCCTATCGTAAGCAATCACGGCAGCTACGGCAGCGTCAATGCGCCTGTTGGACTTTCTATTTTCTTTTACTATTCGGGGACCTATGCTGTCTATCTTCAAGACAGCGTTATCTAGGTGTCTAGCGACCAAGGGGTCACCAGAGTGTGTCAGCTTGTTATCCATAACCGCATCGAAGAAAGTTGCGGAAGCTTTTACCATTCGGGCGGCAGAAGTAGATGGGAACTCTACAATCGGTAGTCCCATTTCCTCAAGGATTGCCATAGAGCGCTGCCAGCGATAAGGGTCACACGCAACCTCTCGGACTTTAGGGTGCGAGGCGCAGAAAG